TCCGCTTTTTCTTCATCAACCGGGAATAATGGCATCATTGCAAATAGGCTTGTACTCATATTAGAATATACACCGACCTCATTACCAAATCCCTGTTTATCTGATTCCGTGGCTTCTGTAATGTCATATTTTTTCGGTGTCATGTTGTCTACACCTTTTTCATAAGTCGTAGGGTAAACATCCCACGCATTATTGATATAAACCTCTGAATTGAACGTACAAACCATGTCACTGTCAAAATCACTATCACTGTGTTTTACTGTAGATAAATCATGTAAACTGTAGATAATTCCGCTATTGATATACTTATAATATCGTTCCATTTCATCATAGATTTCTGGTGTGATACCAAGCCTATACACGTTATCTTTGTTACAAACATCCAAAATATTATGTTCTGCAATATCGGTCATTGGAGAACGGCAAGCATCAATTTTTTCAACTCTCTTTTTCATCCAATACTTGCTATATACTGCATTAGGTGGAATAAGACCAATTCCATTCGCTTCAATATCTCTTGTGACCTGTGTTGCTCTATGCTTATGAGAATCGGGAATATCCCCTTTTTCATCCATCCAATAGTACCAATTAAAAGCCCACTGACATAAACCATACGGATCACTAATCATAAATTCATAGTTGCTGTTTCCATCTGGATATAACTTTCCTGCTTTGGCACGATTGAGATAGCTTTTAATGATTTTCTGAATCTGACCGCCCACATACTTATCTTTTATCAAATCAGGATTCTTTAATAGTGCTTTGTTCAATGTGGTTGTTTTCAGCTTTTCTTCTGCATCTACATCCTCATTATCTGCCCCATTATCTTCCTCACAATCAATGTCTGACTCTTCATCGTCCATATCTTCTTCATCTTCTGTGTCAGACAAATCTTTAATATCCTTTGCAAGCATATATAAGATATGTTCTAGCTTTCCTTCTGCAAGTAATCTCAAATACTCTACTGTTGGTTTAATCAGCTTTTCAATATCTTCATCAGTACGGACATTACTTGTAGTTGTAAGCTGGTAATTCTGACGCACACAATCTTTTTCATTTTCTGGTCTAGGTGCAACTCTCTGAACTCCCCACAATGCTTCTGGATTGCTGTTGTATAAATCAAAATTGCATCCCATTCCATCAGCCTTATAGAGTTTCTTATATTTCCACTGTGATTCTGTCAGAATAACATCTACATCCTCAATCGGAATATACTGCACTTTATCTTCACTCATGCCTTTGTAGCGAACATCTACAATCGTTTCAAATCCATTTGCCCTTGCATATTCCATAATCGGGAATGTTACCAATAATCCCTTTACTCCAATACTACGAGTATTAAAAGCAGATGGTCTGTAATCAAGGTGTAAATCTTTCGCCCATTTATCTGCAAATGCTGGTGTAATCAATCCCATACCATCAAATGAATTGAGATATGCTGTATGAATATAGTTACCATTTTCATCTAAAACTGGCTCACCATTTTCGTTCTGTTCCCACTTTGTTTCAAAGAATGGTCTTGTATCAATGTCATAACTGAAATTATCTGAATCTTCCTCTATATTCTTCTTCACAAAATATACAAGATGATTTTTATTGTTTTTATCCTTAAAGGTTATATATTCAAAATCTGGAATAACAACAACTCTAGGCTTTGTAACAAATGTGCATCCTGTAGTAGATAATCCCTCATATGCTCCAAATTTAGAAGGTGCTAATACCTCTGTGGTTTTAATATCCAACTGAAAACCAACTCTCAATTTAGGAAGTACCTTATCAATAATATCCTCTTGAATGAATAACACTGTATTCTGTTTCAAGTTTCCACTACTTGCACTTCTTCTGACATATTTTTTACCGCCATAGAAAAATCCTTTTTTAGAGAACTTGTCATAGCCTGTCTTATTTGTTTCAACGCTTATAACATAAGGAAAAAATAGAAACTCTTCCATATCCATTATCTTCTGATTGATAGCTTTGATTCTACCCTCTGTCGGATGCTGATTAGCTTTGATTTTCAACTTCTTAATTTCATCACGCATACCTTTTAATTTCAGATACGCTCTGTATTGCTGTTCATTCGGTGTAATCTCTTCTCCATTTTCATCCATAGATAATTCTGGACTTACAATCTCTCTGATTTTCTGAAAAAGAATGTTATCACCGATACTGACAAGACCACTATCTCCATGAGTAGTAATCAGCCAATCAACCAATGAAGTTTCTTGAACATCATAATATTCTATCTCACCACTGCCATTATCTTTTTTTACATATTTTTTCTTCGCTGATAATATCAACTTTGAACTCAGTTTCAATATTTTATATTGAACTGGCACAAATCCTTCTTCTTTTTGTTTCATAGAATCTCTCCAATCGTACTAATTTTTTTATTATGCCTGTTACAGAACGTGCTTTTATCAATGGAGATGTTTGAACTCTCTACAAATAAATACACCTTCTACTTAACATATTCTCCACTTAGGAAGAAACTTTTTTGATTATTCTGATGTATTAAGGAACTTGAAAGAATTTATGGTATTGAACATGGTGGCGATAGAAAAACTTCAAGTCCGAAAGTTTCGGAGTTGTTATCTGAATCATTATGGATAGTTGCGTGAATTACGCACGAAAAGCCATTACACAAGCATAGAAAACTCATGTAACGACCTATGAAAGCACTGTGTAAAGAAATGATAGTTTCATTGGTATTTTCAAAAATTTTTCCTGCCTATATAGTAGGAAAATCGAACGTCACTATTTTAAAAACTGCAAAATCACTTCACAATCTGCATAAATGAATGCTTATTGCTCACTTTTGCGATTTCTTCACTCTGATTATCAATAAGCAGACCATTTTCTCTGTCCATTGTATATGTGCCGATTCCATTATCATCACAGAATTTTTCTGCAATACCAACACCTGTCTGCTGTTTGTACATTGCACTCATGCAGCTCATATAGAATACTGTGAACTCTCTCAAATCTTTGTTTTCATAATCCCACATCAAATCGAATACACCATCACGACCAACCGCATTGTCAAGACCTTTTTCCTTCAGAACATTCATTGTGAAGAAATAATCCTTACAGCCCCACTTATCGCCATCATAGGTTTTATCTATCGGGAATATCTTAATCAGATTGCCTAACTTAATCCGACCAATAATACCGAATATAGCATCTATCAGATTAAATGAATTTTGCTTAACTTCAAATGGTGTCTGATATGTGCTGTCTAATCTATGATTTATAGCATCAATATCAATCGCATAATTTATATATTTTACACCGCATAGTGCAACCTTCATCAATTCATCCTGTGACCATTCATCTATGCTCTTGTGCTTTTGAAATAAACTGCTAACTGTATTATGATACTGTCTGTTCCATATATCATGTAACTTGATTGTTCTTGTAAGTCTGTTCAATTCGGCTGTGTCCTTATTTCCTGTTGTTACTGTAAATTTATCCATATCATAATTCATTCCTTTGTCTTATATTCCCCACACGGCTTTTAAATCGTTCAAATGTTTCATCATTTCCGCATTACCTGTCTTTTTATTATCAGGATGATATGTATTAGCAAGTACACGGTAAAACTGTTTCAAGATAACCTTATCTTCATCTGTATATGTTGGATTTTTTAATTCATTAATCGACTTTTCAAAATCATCCCATGCTTTATTTCTTCTTAAATCATCCTCTTCCTGAAGTTTTACCTGTTCATCATGTGCTTGCTTCCATACCATGCGAAAATCATTTATGTATTTTTCTGGTATTTTTTCAAAATCAAAATCTTTCCTACTTTTACAAAAAGTATTAGGAAATTCACTACTGTATGTCGTTTCATAATTTCCTAAAATTTCTTCTTGTCCATTGTTATCAATGTAAATCTGACATTTCCAAAAAATAGGACTTACTTTTTCATTTTCTACCCATCTATATTTCATAGAACACTTAATATCTAATCCCTCAAATATAGAACTACGCTTTGTAATAATTTCTTCTTTTTCAGCCTGTAGAGATTCAATGGTTTTGTCTATATCATTTATTCTCTTATCCAACTTATCAATCTGTTGTCTTACTGTAATAGGCTTCTGATCTGCACTCTTTACTTCCTTATATGCAGCATCAACCGATACTTTCTTTTCACGCAACTTTTGTTTCAAATCTTCATTATCAGATTTCATTACAATATCCATCTTTCGGTATGTACCTTCTGAAACACCTGTTGCCTTTGCCATTTCTTTTCGTGTGTCAACCTTTGGCAAATTTGCCGAACCTTTACCACCTAAAGATTGATTTTTCTTTGCTTTCTGTTCAAAGACACTCTTGAATTTCTGGACAATCTCATATTTTTCTGCATCAGATAAATTTCTACGTCCTAACTGTTGTTCTAACATCCAACGCTTTACATCATCCCTTGTAGGTAATTCATTAGCGTATATAATTTTATAATCTTCCCAATACTTAAAGCCGAGATTATTTTTCTTCAAAATGTTATATCTATTATGTCCATCAATAATAATATATCTTCCTGTGTTTGGTTCTTCCCATACCTTAATAGGATCAAGCATACCATTTTTTAACACACTCTGTTCTAATCGCTCAAATTCTTCTGGTGTAAGAACAGGTAATAATTCCTCAAATTCTTTATCTATAACTAAATCTTCTAAACTTAACATAATATGTTTTCTCCTTCCAGATTTTAACTCGCCACGATTTCGTAGTCAGTAAATTACCAATTGCGTCCAAATGGACGCATATGACTTAGCACTAAATGGTACTAAGCTATCTTTTTATTCCTTGCACCATAAACCAATGCATCCGCTTTTCCTTCCACACAATCAGCAGTTACAACAACTTTCTTTGCTATTGACATATCGGGAATTTCAAACATTATCTTCTGTATAGAACCCTCGATTATAGAGCGTAATCCTCTCGCACCTGTTTTCTTTTTAATAGCCAACTCCGCAATCTTTCTTAATGCTTCATTCTCAAACTCTAACTTTACACCATCCATTGATAATAATTCCTGGTATTGCTTTGTAATCGCATTCTTAGGCTCTGTGAGAATATGCACCAAATCTTCCTCTGATAGCGGATTCAATGCAGTTATAATAGGAAGTCTGCCTATAAGTTCTGGCATAAGTCCATACTTTACAAGATCGTGCTGCTCAACCTTTGACAAATCGGCAACTGATTCCTTTTTATCGGCAACATTAGCACCAAATCCGATGCTGTTATGCGTCTCTTCCTTGCCGATGATTTTATCAATTCCATCAAAAGCTCCACCACAGATGAAAAGTATGTTAGATGTATCAATCTTTATTGTCTCTCCCTGTGGATGTTTCCTACTTCCTGTCACTGGCACTTCTGATACTGTACCTTCAATAATTTTAAGCAATGCTTGCTGTACTCCCTCACCAGACACATCTCTTGTGATAGAAACATTCTCGCCTTTACGAGAAATCTTATCTATCTCATCAATATAGATAATTCCTCTTTGTGCTGATTCAATGTCATAATTTGCATTCTGTAAGAGTGTTCTTAGCATAACCTCTACATCGTCTCCAACATAGCCAGCCTCAGTAAGTGTTGTAGCATCAGCAATAGCGAATGGAACACCTAAGAATTTTGCTAAACTTTGTGCAATCAGTGTCTTACCACTCCCGGTTGAACCAATCATTAAAATATTGGATTTCTGTATCTCAACATCTGATTTTTTATTTTGCTTCAATCTCTTATAGTGATTGTAGACTGCAACTGCAAGTATTCTCTTTGCTTCATCCTGTCCGATAACATACTGATCCAAATGTGCTTTTATCTGTGAAGGTGTAGCCAACTGCATATTATTTGTGATATTTTCCTCTTCCTCATCATTGAGTAAGTCATTTGCAATACTGATACAGCTATCACAGATGTAACCATATTTTCCTCTAATCAGCTTGTCTACTTCATCTTTTTTGCTTCCACACATACAACAATATTCGTTATTTTTATTTGCCATTATAAAATCTCCTTTATCAATATTCATACATATCTGCATACGCTTGTTGCTTTTTCTGTTCAATTTCAGATTTCATATCTTAATACAGTTCATACTGCTCACTTGATGGAATGTTTGAATTGTCAATCTGTTCCAATAATTTATAAAATTTTTCATATGCTTTTTCTATTGTTATCATAATATCTATTTTCCTTTATTCATACACAATTGCTTCTACAGGTGTACACTCTTTCATAAGTTCATCCCATGTAACTTCAACAAATTTACCACCCTTATAGTCATAATTAGCTTCATCCAAATAGACAAAAATGCAGCAGTCCTTTACACTTTCATCAATAATTTTTCCATCAATCGGAGTACATAGCTTATATGCCTTTTCCCATTTCATAGAACTTATCACTTCAAAGCTATGTGTTGTAATCCATATACCAAAAGGAACATCCAATAATCCGTGGTAATCTTTATCTGTATTGGAAAACGTTTCACCTACTCTGTAATATTTTTTCTCTGTAATTGCTTTACTCATATATAATTCTCCTTCTCCTATCTGATTTCCTCGCATCCTAAAATTTGTCAATTTTCTTACATATTTTAGGATAGCAACCATCCGATTATTTGTATGTTTTTTGACATATTTTAGGATTATCTTACTAAAGATACTTTTTACTAAAGAAAATCTTTTTTGTATCGTTTCTTTTTGGTTTAATGTATAATTTCGTATGGCTGCTATCGCATCCATACTCCATTATTTTTTTAATCATTGTTCATTGATGAATAATAAAATTTATTCTATATTATGTTTGGTTTCATTCATACCTGGCATATCAATTATTTCCTCTATGCTAAAATCATTCTCTAATGGATCAGCTTCTCCCCATATATCATCATTACTTTTTTCTTCTATTGGAAATGGTCTTTTTGCTTTGTCCTTATTTTTCAAGCAATATTCTGTTATGAATGGGAACTGGTCAAAGAAATAAATATCTTTCAAATCGTTTTCACAATATCCATCGTTTTCATGTCTTTTATTAAATTCAACCGCATATTTGTATATCTCAATGATAGTTTCTTTATCGTACATTTTATTTCCTGATACCAAGTTGAAATATTTTGCTCCCAGACTCTTTCGCTTTGATGTCTTTGCTGTCTTGTGCTTTATGCTCTCTACTGATTGACAATAACCATATTCCTTTTTATGATCTTCACCCTCATCAATGATGAACTTCTTATATTTGTATCTTCCATATGTATTGGTGATTCCAGATATTTCATTGTCTATGAGTAGTAAATCGTTTGCCCTATAAATATATAAAATCTTGTTCTCTTCCAGAATTTTGTTATATGCCAATACAGTATCTTTGCTTATATTGGATATATTCGATAATACTTCTATAGAAGAAAATCCTATAACTCCATCCGTTTCTTTTCCATCGGATAATACAAATGTCCAGCTTTTTCCATGACGGAAGGTACTGACAACGTTCACAAAATATCTAATCAATTTAGCTTTACTGACATTGGATTTCTTATCATCAATCTGCATAATTGTGGTTAATTCGTCCGTATAAACTACTGTGAACCATAAATTATTTTCCTTGTTGGTTTTTGTTGGATCAAAATATATAGGTTCTAAATCGTACTCAAAGTTATACTTCTTTTCGTTGATTTTATGGATTAGACCATGTTCTTCCAAATCATTTAATCCATCTACATATTTTTTCTTGTCTCTTGACTCAATATCAAATGTGTGTCGAAAGAAATAATCCATTATATCAACTGATATTGGATAATAATTCATATCTGTTCTTTGAATTGCTCTTAGATAGCAATAAACCAAGATTCCATTATCAGATATGGTCTTATCTCTAATGACATTGTTTAATAGAAAGACCTTTTGTGACAATCTATTTTCTTCGCTGCTTTTGGTCAATAAATCCTACACCTCCCTGTTTGTGAGATATGTAGTAATACTATTATGAATAGCTTTATTGTCCTCAAATAAAAATATTTTGTACTGTGGATTCTTTTCAGAATCAATAACTTTCTTTATTTCGTAACCGTGACCACATAAATAATTTGCTAATGCCAGTGAACGCACTGGACACATTTCTTTTTCGCTTGTAATAATTCATTGCCTCTCTTTCAATTTAATGTAGGCACACCACCAATAATAGGTAATGTGCCTGTGATTCCGTCCAATATGTATAACCATTATCTTCAATGGTATTGTGATTCCATTTCGTGGTAATCAGCATCTTCACTGATATATTTCTAGTAGTATCATCAACGAGTCCGTTCCGTACAACGATTGTAACTATTCGCTTCAATAGTCGGTTGCTTCGTCTCACTGTAACAAATATCTCTGTCTATTTATAATATTCTCTGTTTCTATGCAGATAAAATATCGAAAATCGTCTCTCTAAGCTGCTTCTCTACCTGCTCCATCATTATGCCATCACATAATTTCAATGTTGCTGTAATACAATTCTGGCAAAAACTGCTCATATAACCTACCTGAATCTGTAGAAATTCTTTGCCAGTAATTTTATATTTGAAATCCAACGAATCAGAAAAGATACCTGATTCCATATAAAAATTCAAATCTGTTATAAACTGTTCTGTCGTAATAGTCTGAACTTCATTTGTATCTTTGCACTCTGTCTGTGCATTTACGACTGTGACCAAATGATTTTTAATTGCTTTCTGAAGATTTTTCGCCGTTGTTGGTCTTGTGCTTCCCATATACTTGCTCCTTTATGTACGGGATCAACATTTCGCTGATCCACGGTTTTATGTTAATGTTTTGATGGGATAGGAACTTACCCTATCAGGACTTCCACCTATTATTAATATTCTCCGTTAAGAAAATACTTTTTACTTTATTAACATCCACATGGATATTTCAAGCTGTCATCCAATAAATCTTTATTGTCATTTGCCACTAACTCTGCGACTCGACATTTGATTGCCTTCTGCAATTCATAGATCTGCTCATGTGAGATTGTTCTTTCTGCTAAAATATTTGCAAGCAATTTCATATCCACATTACCCGTGTTAAGAATGTCCTCAAAAATCTTCCAATAGCTACGGCATAGATTTTCCCAGTGATACGATGTTATATCCAAATCATTCAGATATTCTTCTGTTGTCATAGGTGTATCATCTGCATCCATGCTGTAATATTCAATCTTGCCATCAGAAGTTTGTTTGAATGTATCAAGTTCTTCCTGTTCCTCGCTCCAAATATGACAAAACTCTTCTGCATTAGTTTCTGTGTCTGTCAAATTGTGTTCTTTCAGATAATCAAGATATTCTAACTGAATAACCTGAAAATCTGATTCTGAAATAAATGCACCTGTTCCTTTTCTTAATTTGTCTAAACTTAAATTTGTCATATCTTTTAATCCTCCATTTTCTATGCTGGCAGAGATATGGAAATCCCATATAATTCTCTTTTATCTGCTTAACTGGCTGACCGTTTACTGTATTTGCTCTCTGTTTTAAAATCTCAGATACACATTTTCTCCATTTGTGAAAGTGATTGTATAATTACGCAATCCCACCTGATGTACTAAATCTGCACTTGTCCTGTTAATCTTTTCGATATCCTCTTTTAAGATTACCATTCGTGATTTATCCACATAATGAGTAGTTGTCGGTACTGAAAGTGCAGAAATCAACTCGTCTTTTTCTTCATCTGATAAACCAGTCCATTTCTCGCTAATGATAGAAAGTGCTTTTTCTGTCGGAACATTACCATCAATACCGTATTTATCTAATACTTCCCATGCTCTTTCATTCTCCGTGTCATAATAATATTCATGGTCGAATGTTAATTTTACATTTCCATCTTCACACTTTTCTATATCAAAGTGATCGAAAAATACTTCCCAATATGCCTTTCCAAAATTCTGCACTCTAATACCAAACTCTGATTCTGCAAGCTCTAAATTCTTTAAATCTTTAATTAAACCATCCCATGTAATTTCACCTGAACCACTTCTACTTTTTACAAACCCAACGAACTGTTTGATAGCATTCTGTGATTCAGATTTTTTATATCCTTCATCTGAAAGCAGTTTTGTAATATCTGTTGTAACATCTTTTGTCATTGTCAAATTATCAAAATCGCAAGATTTCTCTAATCCCTCACGATCAATGTGCTTTCCGTTAAAGTAACCCATAATAATTTCATAATCTTTGTTTGTCATAATAATTTTCCTCCATTTATTTATGCTTTTTAATCTTATCTGACAGCCATTTAATAGTGCCATCTTTGTTTATTGGTATCTGTACTCGTTGTCCGTTCTCATACTCGATTACATGTGATAACTTACCAGTATCTGCTCTTATCCATATCTTAACCATGCCTGTTTCCTTCCTATATACATTCTCTGTTTGTTACTCAATAAAACCGATTGTTACAACATTTCTGTGTCCGTCTACATTGTTGTTTTGAGGCAGCATGTACAGATTAATGACTCTCGATGATGTAAATATAAACCAGTCCTCAAAATTTTCTACTGCCTCAACTGCTTCGATCCTTGCAATATCAATGAACATACTGCTATTAATCTCCATTGGATAAAGTGGCTGATTTATTTCCTCATTGAATCCTACTGGCTTTTTTTCGTTGTTACCGAATGACAGAAGTGTTGTATTTCCCAACATCCTACAATTAGTGAAATATAAATCACCAAACTCAACATCTGTGTTATGCTGGCTCTTTTCATCAAGATTTCCACTGTTCAAATGAATTTGAAAACCTTTGCCACTCTCATTCTGTTCCTTTAATAAATTTGATAATTCTGTAAGTTCCATGTAATTAGTCCTCCTCTGTCTAATAAATCACGTTGATTGTAATCTCTGCGCCATCCACCATAACAATATTTATATCAAGTACATTGTCAGGATTATCTTTATTGATACAACCTGAAATATCTCCAATCTCATTTACTGCAATAAATGTAGATGAAATAACTTCTTCATCTTTTACATAAGAATAAGCAAGCAAATCCTGCTCTTTTTTATTTTCAGCCTTTAGATAATTCATCTGTGTAAAATACTGGCTTGAACCACAAGTGCCAATTTTACAATTTATGTTTCCAATCAGTCCAAATTCTGTCATCTGAATTAGTTTTTCAACACACATTCCATTCAAGATACCATTCCTCAGAATCTGTCTTGCCTGTTCCTTGTCATTTGATTTCTCACGCTGTACTGCTTTTAATTTTTCCATGTATATTTACCTCTTTTCTTTATTAGTGGGTATCTCTGACCTACCCACTATATTGTTCTCTGTTTACTTGCTGATTCTTCTTGCTTTTAGTGCATCTAATCTATTTGACTTCTTTGGTGCTACAACTGGCTCTGCCTTCTGTCCAAATATATCTAATGATTTTGCAGTTCTTACTTCTGTTAATGCTTTCATAGAGTTTTGAACATTCACAGCTTCTTTCTCAATAGCATCTGTCATTGAATCCAATCTACTGTATGGCATTGTTAAACCACTAAGAATAATTACATTTTCTTCTGATTCAGACAGATAACCATGAAATTCTGTTGGTGCTGTTCCTACCTCTTTACGCAACTGAATAATATCAATCTTACTTTCCTTTGCTGATACAGCTTCAGAAATACCCATAATCGTAACAGTCTTGTCCTCTCTCTTTGCAAAAATATTGTTATCCTTATTTAAAATATCAATGATATTTGCAGTCGTTCCCTTTGTTGCATTGGTTTTTGTAATGACAGAGAATGACGGACACTTTAAGCAAGCTTCAATTTCTGCCAAATCCATATTTCCATCCTGGGATTTATTATTGATGCAAAGAATACCTGTAAATAATGAAGCGAACACTTTATTTACAGTAATTTTGTCGCTTGCATTATTGTCAAGGATAAAAATACTTCCCATTTCTGGCTTTAATTCATCAATCTCATTAAATGTCAATCTTGCATTATCTCTTACCTTTAATGGTTCTGTATCTGCTGGCAATACAGGAATCATACCAACCGAATATCCCATTTCCTTTAATATTCCACTAAGAATAGGTGCAATAGCCGATCCTGTTCCTCCACCACATGAAAATGCAATAAAAATAATTGAATCCTCAATAATGTAAGACTGTAATTCTTCTAAAATTTCATCAATGCCTTCTGCCAATGCTTCTGTACTCTTATCCCTATCGCAAGCAGCACCCTTAGAATTATTGATATGAATCTTGTGAGATAAGCTAACAGATGCTAAATCTTCTGTACTTGTGTTAATTCCAATAAATGAAAGATTTGACTTATCACCATCAAGAAGATTTACTGCTCTTTCGATTTCTGCAATAATCTGTGTTCCGCACTGACCACATCCAATGCCTGTAATTTTTAATCCTGCGTTAATTTTTTTGTTCATAATAATTATTCCTCCGTTTCTTCCTCTTCCATTTCTTTTAACCAATTCATACCTTTAGATGTAATGTAATATGTATATGTATTACCTACTGGCATTCCATTTTTTACATACCCACCTTGTATCAGATTTCTAAGGTTGTTATAAATGGTCTTATCACAATAACTTGTTCCTTCTTCTGCAAGTCCATCAAGTATCATTTTTCTTGTGGCTGCTATAATTTTGCTTTTTGCATCAGTTCTATATAACCAACTAAGTATCAAATAACTAATGACTTTCAAAATTCTTACCTCCATTCTGCTATGATTTATAGTAGGCTTTTCCAAGTTCGCTAATATAATATGTGCTTGCCAATCCATCTATCAGACCACATTCCACATATCCTTGTTTGCTCATACTCTGCAAATGCCTGTATGTTGTACTGTATGATTTTCTTTTTGCTACTGAAATTTCTTCTAATATCTGTGAAATATTCATAGCTTTTAATGGATTGTCCACATTCTGATTACAAAGTAACATTAGAATTTCATAATCAAATTTTGTCATTACTTTCCACACCTCCTTGTCTCTCGTCATTAAATGTTAAAAAATATATTGGCATTTCTGCCCTCTATATACTTATTCGCCTTTTGAAAATTGTTTTTTGCAAAATTTCTACACCATCAAAAATTTTTTTCAAAACATTCTCTTATCAGATTTCCATAGAATGAGAAAATTTTTATGAAATGTTTTGCAATCAACCCTTTCAACATAATATTCTCCACTTGTTTTTGTATTTTTGTGCAAATTAAAAAAGCACCATACAAAGACTTATATTTCAAAATCTTTATATAGTGCTTATATGTAATACCTATGCTGATTATTTTTTCTATTTTATCAATTCAATCAATTCAGCCTTTAACTTATGGTATTTTTCATTTCGTTTCATATCCTCAAACTCACCTTGTTCAACTCTTTTCATAACACCTTCCATCCATATCAATAATTTTGCCTCATACTCTTCTCTTTCAGCTAAAACAGCATCTTTAAAAATTTTTTCATATTTGAATAATAACGCCCGTGTTTGTGTTTCTCCAAAATAATCTATCAAAGGTTGCACATCATCTATAGTTATATTTTTGTAGTTATGGTATGTTCTTGTATTATGAAGCTTCCTTTCAAGTGGTCTTTCATATATCGTGCCTTGCCCTGATGCAAAATAAGATCTAATCAGTCCTTTAACAAATCCGTTCATACTTTGATTAGTCTTTTCCAGATATTCTTTTAGCTGTGTGTATTCTTCCATTTCGGAAAGAGTGTATTTTACTGACACCATCTTTATTTTCTTATCATATCTTTTCTGGGCTTGTTTCTGTGAATCCGATACTTTGCTTTCACTCATATATATTATTTATATGTAGTACCTATATAGTGCATATTTATGGTTTAAAATCGTTTTATAGGTATTACATATATCTCCTTTGCAAATCTTATTTTTTTATATTTCTATGTAATACCTATTATAACAGATTACAGATTTTCCACAAATACAATTCTTTCCATAAAACAGAAAAGCCATGACCTGTTACAGCCATGACTTTTCAACAACAAAACAATTTCAATCTATAGGTAATCCTATGATTAAAAAATGTATATCAAGGGTTCATCACGCCCTTAATACCTAATGAGTATAACATACCTTGCCGATTTTTTCTATCTGCTTTTTCTTGAAAATCTGAATCGGCTTGATACATCATCAAATGTCTTTAGAACGAATTTCATATCATTCTCTGATATACTATTCTCCATCTCATTTCTAAGTCTCTGTTTAATTTCCGCTTTGATTGCTAATGATTCAATATTTGTATCTATCATAATATAACCTATTTCTTCCTTATTATAATGCTATGATGCTAACCAGCCTTTAACATTGGCTGCCTTTTGCATCTGTCCGATTCTGTTTAATACAATGCAACCTAATTCAGTAAAGAAATATTTCTTTGTCCTTCCATAATCATGTAATGTGTCTGTATCAATCTCTGTATGTAAGTTTAAATCATCAGCATTGACAATATATGTACTAATAATCACTTTATTTGTTCGTGTGTCCATTTCCATGCTGATTGATGCTTCAAAATCAGAAGGATATAATACCTGCTGTGTTTCCGCAAAATGTTCACCCAACATATTGTTGATTATATCATCTAATTTTCTCTGAATATCAAAAGGTACAATAATATCTCTGTCAAATAAAAATCCCACTATCGTATCATTTATATCTGTGTAGTTTTTATCACTCTGTAAATGTAAATCTTCAAATCTGTACTTTGGTTGTTCCATAATCTTAATACCTTCCTCTCTTAATCTTATCCTCAATGATTCCCTTGTCTATTATGAAAAACCAATATATTACTAATGGTATGAGAATCAAAAGGATTTTCATTGTTACATTTTCCACAATCATAGATGCAATTAAACCACACTCCCATACAACCATGCTTATATAGAATCCATATGTAAAAAATTTCAATTTTCTCTTCATTCTAATACCTCTCATTCTTTCTGAACTTCTCCAGCTTTTCTTTCTTCTGATTTTTATATCTTACCTCGCCAAATAACGGGATTGATTCACTCATCAAATTTTCAAATGAAAAATTTTCATCCATTTCTTCACCATTATACATGGGAAGCCCTTCTTTTTTTACCACATCAATATTATACTTTTTGCAAATGCGTAACGTTTCTTCCTCTGCTCTTGGTTTATATTTGTTACAATGCTGGCAGTAATGAGCGTGATCCGCTTTTCTACCTTTGCTACAAAGTCCTGCACAAACATAGTATAAGCAAGGTGTCTGTCTATCTGTTGCCATTAGTTGTGACCTCCTCTCAATTCTTTAAGCTGAGATAACATTGTCATTTTATCTTCATCGGCTATTTCCTTATCAAATAGAAATACCTCACCCAGCTTTTCAGTGTATGGAATTTCCAATGCTTCCAGAATCTTTTCCACTGTAGCTATTTCTGTTCTATCTATTGCAATACTTTTATCTTTCTTACTAATAAAAACTTGATTTATTATCTTGTCATATTCGATACTTGCCATTTCTGTATTGATGCATGGTTCATAATTTTCAAGGAAGTATTCTGAATCTTCCTCAACAAATACATGACCATTTTCTCTATATATCCAACTGCCGTTTTGCACTTCTTTAAATTCATAATATTTTTTATTGTAACAAATATGAAATTCATACCCTTCATAACCTTCGCCACTTTTTTATTTAATACTACTGGATTTATTTCATTTAATATTACTGGAATTATTTCAATATGATGAATGGAAGATTTCTGAAATTTATATGCAGATTCTTTAGCTGCAAAAAATGTGTCTGGTTCACCATTAGTATCTATACATAACCATCCATCTTCCATGCCTTCTTCATATTTAATGGCTTTGACATTGTTTCTGTGTTTGTATTCCTTCATCTGATCTATAACTGATTGTTTCATTCGTCTGTGCCTCCCTCATTCAATTCATCACATCGTTCCTGTGCTTCTTCCTGTGTGGCAAATAACTTCTGTTCTGTATAGTCGCTCCTATCAGCAAAACCATATTTCACAACTGTTTTCGGTTCGTTGTGGTGTCCACCAGTGTTAAGCAGATAATTGTATACCTTTATATTAGTAATAGTATCTTTACCAGCTAACTGATATATTTTTCTCTTTCCGTGTAATCTACCAGTGCCAAAACATGTGTTGCATGAGAATCTATTACCATCTACAATAATATGTCCTTCTCCATTACAAGCTACACATGGTTCTTTTGACCTTGCTTTCTGGATGATATAGACCTCTTGACCGATGTTGAACTTTGTTTCTATATTTATTTGCATTGTGTTGCCCCTCTTTCTTGTGTGTTATGATTGTTTTGTTGTAATGATACTGGTTACATTAAAAACTTGCTTTCTATTAACGATAAGCCATTTTCAAGAAAAATTATTAAAATCTATTGTACTTACAGCGAAAATCCAAATTGTATATGCAATTCAATATTTTGCATATCAATTTATAATTACATTGTAGTTACAAAGTTTTTACGATGTCATTTAATCCCTAGTGAATAGGTAGGTTATCGTACTTCCTAAGCAAAAAAGTATAGGAAAATCACGTATTTCCGCATTTTGCGATATATGGTTCGATAAGCTATTTACGCATTTTATCAATCATTTCCTGCAATCGTTCCTTTCCGCTTTGGATATAATATAATTCTCCATTAATCTTAATAGCTTCATTATTCTCATGTGCCATAATAACCTTTTGCTGATAAAGGTTGATTCCTACAGCAACTCCATTACAAAAAGCCTGACTTTCAAAAATTTCATCCATTATAATTTCCACCTCCACGATAAATAAAATAAACCGCAAAGTATAATCAGAGATATAACAAATCTGATACACTTATGATTATTTGATTCTTTATGCTCCAAGGGCTTTTCCTCTCAATCTGCTATATGCGTTATTCCTATGTACTTTATAATTCTCTTCTGCTAACTGTATTCCTTTGTTTTATTCCATACCTCTTGTACTGTCGGTATATGAGATAGATTTCCATAATGTAAAATCCTCTTTGTATCTGCCACCTCATAAAATTTTTCACAGATTACAATTTTATATCCTTGCTTATATGCTACTTGTCTTTTCATCTGTCTATGCCTCCCATCTTTGGTAAATGCTTCACATAATGTTTCTCTATATTTCTACATCCTTCTATTAAATTCACAGATCCTTTTCATAAATCTTAACCAGCTTATAAAATGTTGACCTTTTCAAATTCAGTATTTCCATACACTTTGTTGCTGTCATTTCTCCTAGTCTCCATTTTTCATAGTAATATTTCCAATTATCGGGAAACTGTGCGTTTGGTCTGCCTGTTGGTCTGCCTGTCTTTAAAGAAGTTTTCTTTCCATTGATTACTGGCATAACATCCATTCCCTGTTTTTGTCTACGTCTTGTGTTTTCAAGTTCCTTTTGTGCCACATAAGACAAAATCTGTAATACCAGGTCAGCAATAAATTTTTTATCAAGATTATCACCAGATTGCCTTGTGTCGAGTAATGGCATATCCAACACAACAATATCTGCTCCAATAACATTGATAATATAGTTCCACTGTTCCTTGATTTCCGTATAGTTTCTACCCAACCTATCAAGACTGACAATAACAAGCAAATCTCCCTCTCTTAAAGTTGGTGCTGTTGTTTCTGTTCCAACTAATGCGTTGTATTCCATTCGATTAAATGTCTTTCCGCTTATTTTGTCACACTTAATATTTCTCTCAGATATTCCAAACTCTTTTAACTGTTCAATTTGTCGTGCAAGATTCTGTTCTTTTGTAGAAACTCTTGCATATCCCCATACTTCATTTTTCATGTTACTGTCCTTTCTGTTCGTAAAACACTTGTCACTTTTCGGATATATCTGTAAATAGAATTGACACCTTTACAAATACATTTCCTTACATAATAAGTATTCTCCGTAAAATGACACCTTTATAGACAGTTTCCATTTTCACTTGTAGCATTGCATTTTTACCGCTATACTATATGTGGAAGGAGTTGATACAAATAAATATTGAGATACAGAAGCCGAATCGCTTCAAAGACTTGTTACATAAGATTTATAACCGCTTAGAAGATTTGATATTCGCTATCATTCAAAAGATACCAGAAAAGCATATACCATCTTTTCTTATGAATTGGATGGAACACTACACAAATAAAAGATTATCAGAATTACAAAGTCAAATCATCCGCAAACGCTGGCAGACAATAGAATTAGAAAAGGCTGTTGATAAAATTCATAACAAGCAGCAGGATTAAAATAAGCACCTTCAGAAAGATATGCTTCTTTCCGTTGGTGCTTTGTTTATTATAGTCCTAAGTATTCACTTGGCAGAATTGCCTTTATGTCTGATACTGAATAATCCGATACATTTCTTGTCACAATATATTCTGCTCCATAACTTTTTGCACATTCCATTTGTAAGCAATCCTCAAAATCAGAGAACTCCTCATTTGCAAGACCAGATAATAATTTTGCTTTGTCTATGCCCTCTACATCAAAAATCGTGCATAGGTTTGATAATATTTCTCTTCTTTCCTTTGCAGTATAATCTTTCCTTAATATAAAGAACATATTAGAAATAGAATGCGCCGCAATGCAACCTTTTGTATTTCCCTCGGTACATGACGAGATTACTTTCTTTGCATCCTCAAAGAAGGGTTCTCTTTCAAGAAGATAATCAAGTAATACATTGGTATCAATCAGAATTTTACCTACCATATTTATCTTCTCTGTAAGAAGCTAATTCTGCATCATCATCGGTAACAGTTCCCTTTTTACGTAACTGTTCTAATCTTGCAAAGGCTTCTTTCCTTTCCTTATTAGAATCATTGTATAATCCATTTACACCCTGCATAATCTGAATTACAAAGGATAACTTATCTTCTGGTATCTTTTCCAGTTCCATTATTGCACTCTGTCTTAATGCTGTCATAGGTCATACCTCCTTTAAATTTTCGGATGAAATCGTCGTTTCTTTATATGCTATTATTCATCCTCATTTTCCTTATTTTGCTTGTTTTGTTCCCTTACTGTAACAATATCTATCCCCATATCTTTTTCAAGCAATGAGATTACTAATTGATTAACACTCATCCCTTTTGATTTTGCATGATCCTTGATTAGTTGTAGATATTCCTCTGGAACTCTTAATTTTATATCTTTAATTTTCTTCATATATTCTTTTAAACTATCTTTTTGTTTATCAGTCGCAGAAGCCACAATGTAACCCTCCGTTTCTATATACTTTTTCATAATAAGTATACAACACCTCCTCCGTTTTTTCAATAAAATTCTATGGGTACATAAAGAGTGCCAAAAATCAGCACTCTTTTCGCTTATATCATCTTATTTAATATTTTATGCACAATCTTCCATAATAACCGCTTGCCTTCTTTCTGATCCATCTGATATAGAAAAATTCTTGTTATCCGTTCCATAAAATCATCAGGCATTATTGAACCTTTGAACTGGTTATCTTCCAGACAACAAATTTGTAAATTTTCCACAGAATCAGCACCGCCACAAGCCAAAGGAATTTTATGGTCAATCGTTATATCTTCAAATAACAACTTCCTACCACATAAAGCACATTTTCCATTTGCATTCATATAAAGCAATTTCTTTACATTATCAGAATATCTTTTTCGCTTGATTTTTTCATCTGCATTACATTGTATTTTTACATTCGTATCTATATCCTCAATATAATAATTTTTCGTTTTTGCTGGTGCTTTCTTGATTTTCTCTTGTGCTTTACCAATAGTTGCAAATAACTTTGCTTCATCTATATTATTCGTTTTTGTTGTCTTTCCTGTGTCTGTAACTGTTATGTAATAATTTCCATTTGTAAGTATATAAGCCATAATATCAACCTCTTTTCCATTGAGGGCAGCCATATTTCAGACTGTCCCATCCTTTACAGTTCCCTTTTATCTTTCATCTGGGAAACAAACTGTTGTCGCATTATCTCCTGGTGTTTCGGAGATTCGATTTGTAATAATCCAAATTCTGCCTTTTAAGGTATTGTAAGCACCCATAAGGTATAAATCATCTGGATAATTTAAAGCATCCTCATTTGTCTGTTTATCTTCTGCGTCCATATCTCCCCAGTCTTTAACTGCAAATCTCTGCAATGCAACTGTGATCTCAACCGCAAATTTCTGTTCCGCTACCATAAGATCATAGATTGATCTTGTGGTTACTACCTGTCCCATATTGAAAAATTTTGATGTAATCATTTCGCTTTCAGTCCTTTCCTTAATCGTTCAATGTCTTTACTGCCTCTATCATTTTCGCATTGTGTTCATCATAGATTAAAAAGCTAACAATTCTCTTGCCTATACAAATTAAAGCCTCGTGGTTTTTATATAACTCTTCCTTTTTTCCTTGATTGACTTTTCTCATGTTTGAAAAAATACTATTGTCAAACATTTTCTGCTTATATTTTTCAATGGACTTTTCTTTATTAAAATAGACATAATTTTTATACATTCCTTATCACCCATATCCTTATATCAAGCCAACCATGCAAGCCATTTTATACAATGGGTTCTTTGCAAGTTTCCTCGTCTGCTCCGCTTTCTGTATGGCTTTACGTTCCACCCTGTCCATAAAAGCAAGGCTGTTATCCATTTCCATGTATTCCAACATTTGCGTTGGTGTAAGTGCCTCATATGGAGTTTTTAAGTTTCTATCAATAATCTGGTTTCCGTCTGCTGTATTGATTATTCTAAAATTGAACATATATGTATCCTGCCTTTCCATTTATCCTGCATATCTGCAATACTGATTATTTCTGTTACTGTTACATTCTCCCTTGATCCGCTTGAAATACTCTTCTAAATTGAATGAATATGACCTACTCTGTAAGCAAGTACATTTCCCTCTTTTTAATACTGTTGTCTCTGCTATAACAACATTATTTGTCAAGGTTAAATTCCCTATAATAATACTTTCCAATGATTTCCGTAAATCTCTGTATGAGCTGTCAAGATAATATTTCTTTCCGTTGTTTCCCTCATTGACAAAATATACAATTCTGTATGTGAAGCAATCCTCAATCATATTATTAGCAAGGCAACCTCTATCTATATCCATCAAAATATCTGATATTGTATTCATATGCTTTACCTCAATTTCTCTTATATCGGGGAGGTTTGCCCTCCCCTTTTGTCTTATGCTACTTTCTTAATCTCTGTGAAATACTGATTGATAAGTGCTGTAAGATAATCGAGTTTTCCGTGTACTACATTGCTATCCCTTGTAGAACGGTCTACATCTAATTCAGTCCATGTCTTTCCGTTGATTTCTGTATTTTTGCCTTCTGCAATTAACCAATGCAGGAACTCTCCAAACTCTTTATCTTCCCTTCCTAACTTTGTAAATGCCTTAAATGCTGCCACAAAGATATATGCACTCTTTCTGTTAAACAGTTCCCTTATCTCGCTTGTGATTTCCGTTGATTCTACTAACCTTGTGAGTAAATCATCAAGATTTTCAAAATCAAGAATAGTTGCATTTTCATTTAACCACCTGAAGCCTATCTTTGTATCTTTTCTGTACTGATTAGGATATTCAGATAAGATAACCATATCTCCGATGGCTCTTTCAAAAGTTCCGTTTATTCTGTCTTTGTTGTTGCAAGAGTACATATCCTTGAAAAATCTGTTTTCCGCAATTTCTCTTATCTCCCTTGCAAACGCATCAATATATGTAAAAGCTCTCTGTGCCTGGTTCATAGGCTTGCAGTTATTCAGTTTGCGTACCAGTTTTGAAATTTGCGTTGTGTCGCAATTCTGATGAATTACAACCTCTAACTGATAGCCATTGAATACCTCTTTCAATTCTTCTGGTAACTGCTCGTATGTCTTGTTACGAATGTCAAAATCTACATTCTCCCATACAATTTCTCCCTGCTTGTCTCGCTTTATATTTCCATCTGCATCGGTTGCCTTTGTCTGATAAGTAACCATATATTCATCAAGATTCTTTGTTATTTTTGCGTTTCCATATCTGAATAATGATAATGTGCTACTTCTCTGCAATCCGTCAATTATCCATTGTCTTGTGATTCCGTTTGATGTTGTTTCCTCACCTAAAATAATAGGTGGGATATAATCATCTGTCAGAACCGATGCAATCAGTTCATTTACCATGTTTGGATTCCATTGTCCTGATAATCTCTGACATTCCTGGTCTGTTCTGATTTTTTCTGCCTTCATGTCCTTTAAATACTGCTCTAATGTGTATGTCTGCTTTCTGATATTCTTCATAGTGATTACCTCCTAAAATAAAATCTTTACATTTTCAAAACTTCTCATAATCTTCATATTTTCAGCATATTCAGTTGATGAAATTTCTAAAATCTGCCGTATGTCTTTAGGTGTGTACCCATCAATCAAAAGGTTTAATATATTTACCTGCTGATTAGAAAGTTTTGAAATGTACTGTTGTACCTTGTCTTGAAATTGTTCGTTGTTGTTTTTGGTTACTTCCTCAAATGTGTCAAAATCGGATGGTATAAAATCCAGTATGCTACATTCTTCCTCGCTGTCATTAGTTGCATCTAATGAGGTTGTAAACTGATTGATAACTCGTTTTTCTCTGTGTCTGTCTCTTATCTCTGTCTTAAATTTTTTCTTTAAGCAATCACAAAGAAAAGTATTAAAACTTGCTCCTTTATCGGTGCTATAAGAGTTGTAACACTGCCACAATGTCATATTTGCAATGCTGTAAAAATCGTCATAGTCTGCTTCTGTCAATGGCTCGTTAAGCCTCAAAAAGATTGACTTTGATAACTTTTTTAGCAGTCGCATATTATCTTTGCAATATGGCTCTAATACTGTTAAATCTGCACTTGTCATTGTCTCACCTTCTTTCTTGTTATAATGTGGCATTACTGCCGATAGGCAATTTGTAATTGAATACCACGGCTTGACCGCTCGCCTCGTTGTGCTCATTTGTCTGCTTTCTTCTTATCCTCGTACCACGTTTTCATGCTTGCACCTCCTCAAATACTCCACTTCCCAACATATCTGTAAACCAACATTCAAAATCAGGATATTCTGCTTTGTCTGCTAAGTCTCTATAAACTTCGTGCATCTGTTTTTCTGTGAAAATTCTTCCTTGTAATGGCTCTTCATAGGTTATATATTTTTTCATTGTCAATCACTCCTATTCTTTAGGGTATCGGGTGGATTTTTCCACCCTTGCCCTGCTGATTGCTTGTTGTTAGTTGATTCTTAAAGACTGATACCTACTAACTTTGCTAACCTTTGCATAATCATCTTTACTAAGTAATTTCTTTACTTCATCTTTGTTGACTGTTTCACGCTCAACACTTGAAAGAGTAGCTTTGAAAATGTTACCGATAAATCTACGGATTGGTTTGCCCTTGTCATCAACTGCTTCACATTCTTCTGTTTCATTAAGAAACTCCATAACCTTTGAATTTAAAGTTGTGATGTTGTCCTCTGCTTCTTCTTTGATTCTTTTCCACTCTTGAATCTGCTTCATTGCTTCATTCATTTCTTTAACTGTCATACACATAATGACTACCTCCTTAAAATGATATTGTTTTGTTGTGTACCTCATCGGTATGGGTACATATTATCATTGATATGGGTACATATCAATATACAAATTGCACAAATATGGGTACATATTTTTGTATATTTTTATGGGTACATATTTATTGACTTTTTATATGTACCCATATTATAATCAAGACAACAACAAAACATTATTAATTTTTTAAAGGAGGTTTTTCTATATGAAATATTTTAAGAATGTAGAAACACTGGAAGAATTAAGAAAACAATATAAAGAACTATTAAAGAAGTACCATCCAGACAACCCAAACGGATCTACAGAAGCAACGCAAGAAGTCAATGCTGAATATGACAACCTTTTCAAAGTGTTAAAAGACAGACACGAACACAAGACAGAGCAAGCAAGCGACACCGATAACAAAACAGATTATAATAATATGAAATATGATTTTTCAGAAGATGAAAAGTTAAGGGAAGTTTTACAAAGTATTGTTACAATGGAAAATATCAATATTGAAATTGTAGGTTGTTGGATATGGGTAGACGGCAACACATACGAACACAAAGACATTTTAAAGGCTTTAGGGTTCAAGTGGGCAAGAGAAAAAAAGAAGTGGTATTTTCATACAGAATCATTCAGAAAAAGAAGCCACAAAAAATTATCTATGGACGATATACGGAACTATTACGGAAGTACAGAAGTACAGACAGAAGCAACAAAGAGATTAAAAGAAGCGTAAAAAATAAGGGTGTAGGCTTGTTATTGTCTACACCCTACCACAAAGAAAAGGAGATAAAAACATTATGAAGAAATCAATTAAAACAATCGGAACTATTGCAACTATCGTTATTATGTCGGTATGCTCTTACATTGCAGGAACTACACAAGTAAAAACGGAAACAGTCACAAAGACTATTACAAAAGAGGTTGAAGTTATCCCCGATAATTATATATCACTTGATGATGTATGCGGTTGGTACTATGATAAGTACGACTATATTTGTTTTGAACTCGGAGACATTGGGAAACAGTTAGACAATCCAAACGGAAAAAGTTACAATGATATTATTTCAGACTTGCCACACTTGACAGATTTAGAAGAATAAAGCAATAACATAATATAATTATAACACAAGGGTGCAACCGATAAAGTTACACCCTATTTTTGTATGCTCTATTGATATTTTTTAATGTCATTATATCCTACTGGTTTAGTAGGTATTGTGTAGTCCAGGGTAGCAAAAACTAAAAAAGGGAATTGTTTTTCTCTGCCGCCCTGTAGTTGGTTGTTCTCGACACGGACTTGAAAAATTTACACTACGATATTTTCAATCCTAAAATCTGTCGCTTTGAAATGAACGGAAGTATTATTTATAAAATCTCTATTACGGAAGTGGAATTTACAACACTTCTATTCCCACCTAAAGGGAAAATTCCCCTAAGTGAAACTGTTCCACTTAAAAGATAAAATTTTTCGCACACTTGTATGCGAAAGATTTTTATTCTTCAAGGTGTGTCCATTTGGACACAAGGCGTTTAAAGTTTTCGCCACTTTGTCGGTATCTCATGGGGGAACGAAATTTAGTTCCCTTCAACTATTGCAAATATGCAACACCTCTAAACCGACACTATCTGTTTCAGATAACGAGCGAAAAATTTCGCTGTACCATTGTGGATTACCGCTTTTTCGGAATCTGAAATTCCGATTCATTCTTCCCTAGTCCCCACGGAGAACTTACCCCATATCCTTTGAATAAATCAATAAAAATCAACTCAAATCCGCTTCAAAATACATCCTAGGTAAACTTTATCAGCTACGCAATTACAAAGCCAATTTGCCCTCAAAATCACTTATTTTTGCAAAGGATAATAACATATAACAGGGAGAGGGGGGGGTACTCTTAAACCATGTCCTATTAAGTACCTAACAGTAGCAGACGTACCAATAAAATTACTCTTCCGTTTTCTTAAACGTCCAATATTTATCCTTAATCAAATACTCTCCATCCTCGTAAACAACATTATATCTGGACTTCTTCGTATCACCTTTATATTCATAATAAAAATATCCCTTTTCTGGAACTAACACTATTTTAGATGGATCATCGACTTTATCTCCATTGCTCAAATATGCACTGTCGTTATCAATGGTGAAAACAAAATCATATTCAGAAGCACCCGTTCTCCATATACCATTTATCACTTCTGACATTTCATCTTTACTCTGGAACTTAGCATTTTTATTGGATATTACCATAATCAAAATACATAGAAATAAGATTAAGGTCATCACAAAAAATGATATAATGATTGCCTTTTTATTTTTCATTCTCTGACACCTCCTCTACCATTCACTTCCACACGAATTACAATGCCATTGTTTCTTAATCTTTTGCGAAAATATTCCCCATAATGCTACACTTCCTGCTTTTGTCATAGCAGAAATTTTTTGAATATTTTCGCTTTGGCAGATTGGACATTTCTTTAATATTGCCAAATCTTCACTAACCTCTGGATCTTTTGCTTTTGAAATTTTATTACCTAAATACTTTGTAACCACATTGATTACATCTTTGTTATAACATCCTAAATTAAGCTGCTCAATTATTTCTTCTTTTATTGTGAGCAGTTCTGATTTTGTCGGATGTATTCTCTTCTGGTATAAATCGTTAAGCACTGAAGGCATTTTTTCAAAGCAATCAGAGCATATAACCAACTCTTCATTTTCTAATAAAGGAATGCGTACTGTAAGTAATCCAATATTTTTACCACAACACAAACAATTCTTAGCCATATATGCAACTACTCCTTTTTCTCTACAGCAACCCAATTATTCCAAGTATAAAATCGCACACAAAACCAAATTTCCCTTATTGTGTAATTATACCATACATCATACAAAAAAGGTAAAAAATTAGGGCATATCAGATAAATCAATATCCAATATACCCTAATTTCAACTCTCATACGGACTATAAGGACGCACCTCATATTTAATCAACGCATCAAATAGCCTGTCTGGTATCTTATCTCTATATCTCAATGCCAATACCCTAATCTCCGATTCCTTAAATAGTTTATATTCTTGAAAAGCTTCTTCTTCCGTATTCCAATAATGCAGCTTAACTTGTTTGTCATGCCCGAATGGTGTGATCCTTGCAAAGAACTTATCCCTTGCTTTGTCATAATCAACACCGATAGCATAAACCTTTGCTGATTTGTAACGGATTCTTCTCTTTGTAGCACTTGCCAAGGCAGAATTGATAGTCTCAGGCAATATACAACACTTGCCTGGTGCATACTCTTTATTGCCACGACATAATAAATCCTTATCAACTGCCATGCGTTCTCCGTCACACTCATAATAGTTAGCAGAATACCATTCAGCAAAAGAATCTCTGCTATTCTTCCAATCGTCACACATATAAGCATCATCATAGCATTGATTCACCAATAATGAACTACCACCATAACACCTTGCATAAATCCCCTCATAAATTTTATAAGCTGGATTGCCCTTTACCGTATTGTAATCATAATATTCCTGTTCTCTGCCAATCTCTGCAACTGTTTTGACGTGCTTACGTAACAACTCATACTCTTCCGCAGATACATAAATCAGATTCTTATAATAGTTGTTATTCATATTTTCGTCTATATGCCATATCTTATTGCATCCTGTCGGCTTGATTAAGAAATACTTTGCTACAAGAATTTCTGGACTTGTTTCTTCATGTAAAGCAGTTCCGTCAATATCATAGGTTACAATCGTCCAATGCACACTTCTTTTGGGATCACCGCTATCCATTTTATGAAAGAAGAATGTTTTATCTTTCCTCATATTGTTTGTAAGTCTGCCATGACTTGAAATCCAATAATGCTGTGTATCTTCCAACTGTACAAATATTTCATCATCTCCAAGTAAATCTATATTATTCTTTTTTGTGTCAAGCACTTTATCATCTGATAGCTTTATGTAATCTCTGAACTCTTTTCGTTCAAATCTTCTTCTATCTTTGACCTTTATATAAGCCATATTTCCTTTTTCTCCTTTATAAACTGCAAAGAGGCAGCAGGGTTAAATCTGCCACCTCCGATTATTAGTCAATTTCAATATTATAATTCATCATACCTTCATACACATAATCTGGCACTTTGTCCTTACACTTTTCTGCAAGGTCACAAATATAATCAATCTTGCCATCTATAAATCCAGTATGCGCTTCTTCCTCTGAATCGAATACACCTATATCCATCTTCTTATTAAGAACTATCATTGATACTGAATATGTACCATCATCATTCTGTTTGATGTTGCTTTCAATTCCTCTATCTTCAAATACTGTATTCAAGAAATGCGTCATAAACGCACACGTTTCTGGACTGTAGATATTACCTTCCTTATAGAGTAAATCTTTGTCTAAATCGACCTTAGTCCCAGGAATATAATGTGCGTCAAACCATATCTTGAAATTCTGGTAGTTCTGCCATTCAATACAAACTTCCTTATCCATGTAATAAGGTTTTAATTTATGTACAACATCGCTATAGCACCTCTGGATCATATTCTTCCACTTTACAAATGAGTATGATTCATAATCAATATCTGAAGTATCAGCACCGACATAACCGACACCTTCATAAGTTCTTTTATTATGCCAAGGTTTCCAATCATCGGGTTTAAACTCTACCGCATTCACAATCTCCATAATCTGCTTATCTGTGATTGTTCCGTCCTGTTCATATATGCTTAAAATCTCATTGTATTGTTTATCTGTGACTGGGAATAAATGCTTATAGTAATTATCCTTTGTATCATTCTTCTTATGCCAAACCATTGTATTATTTTTCATGTCATAATTGACAACGAACATCTGAATTACAAGATCACTGGCAGTTACCTTCTCTTTCCTATATCCCCATCTGTTCTTAGATTTGAAATAAATATTCCTGTCAAGTGTATAGGTCAATTCCTTTGTGGTTCTTGAATATACACCTTTTACAAGCTGATACGTGCCATCATCTAACCTCTCAATTATCCTGCCATAATTAGAAGTCCATGCAGATTTATAGTCAAATAAACGCACAAACACTTCATCTTTTGCAATATTCGGAATACCCGATTCCGACCTATACAATATCTGAAAATGGTATGGTTTCTTATATTTTCGTTTTATCCTCATAGACTTATCTTTATGATATATTTCCAAGCCATCCGACAGTCTTTGTTGATAACGCTTTTCTCGCATTCCTTCATTGAAGCACTCTTTACATACACATCTTGTATAATTATGGTTTATTCCAAATTTATCTATTGGAAGTTCCCTCCCACATTTCTTACATATTTTTGCTGTATCCATTTATAAAATTTCTCCTTATTCTTCGCATAAAAATAAGACAGCAGAATCAAATTCATACTGTCTTTCAGTCAATCAATATCGAATAGGGGGTAAAAGGGGTGGGTAGTAACATATATATATCTTAGTTACAACCCTACCCTTTTACCTACCCTTACATTTCATCTTCAATTATTATGTAGGGATAACCGTCTGATTTTATATCAAATTGCTCCTTTAATACCTTATTAGCTTTGACTTTCTTCAATCCATAACAATCCATAATCTCATTTAAACATCGCTTAATCTGTGTCTCTGTGACTTCGTATCTGTACTCATTACCAAGAATATAAACGACTTCTTTCTCGGTACAATATCCTTTTCTTTGAATACAATGCAAAATCACTTCTGAAATCTTCAATGTACGCTCATCACTAGCCTTTGTAGTAGTTCTGTTTACAATCTCACCATATTCATTTTTCTTTTTCTTATACTGGGGATATAATGAGGCGGCTACCTCAAAACCTTCAGAACGATAAAACATATCAAACGATACACCACCAATTCTATAGCCTTTATCTTTCCAACGGATTCCATTATCTTCTATTGTTTTCAACTGTTGTACTACCCATGATGGGATAGCATAGAAATTGACACGATTCTTATTGCCATTCGTATATTTTAATGCGTTTTTCAATAATTCCTTTGGTATCTGGTCATTATCTAATATTCGTATTAAATCGTGATAGATAAGCATTTTCACATACTTATTGATCTTGTCAATCTTCTTCTGGCTATTACCTTTTCCCATGTATTCAGCCAACTTTTTATTAGTAACATAAAAGATTATTTCTCCATCGTCATTCGAAAACTTCTCGCTATAAATATTGTTTCGTGCAATAGACAGCATCATAAGAAATGTGTCCTTTGCATATTTGATATTTTTATCAGCCTGTGGACATAGTTCTTGAAATTTATTCAGAGTGATATTACTTATCATCATGTCTATATTTTCTCGCTGTTCAATGCTCCAATTAGATTCCTTAATAGACAGGTTATAAATATCCATTATGAATTGAATTGCTTTAAATTCAGACTTGAAATCTCCTAACATTTCAATCAACTGTTTTATGTTAAGAGTAAGATTTTCAGAACAACATCTATACTTTTGAACTCCATTTTTCGTAGTAAAGATGTTTGCAGAAGGGTTATGATCTTCATGTAGAATACAGCAAAAAGACCTCGGATTATCAATATCTATCAGCTCTGCAATATCCAGTTCTGAATAGATATAATCCCAAAATTCATTTTTTGTATCAAATTCAATCGGTTCATGTGCTAATGCTGTACGCAGATATTCAACATCATGATCCTTAATTGCTTTAACATTTAAGTTTTCATATACAGGTTTTACCTCCGTATCAGCTTTTTCCTTTTTTTCAGCAGGCTTCTTCTTTGATTTTGGCTGTGCATTTGATACATATTGCTCATATTCATCTTTCCAGTATTTATCAATAACTGCTTCTGCATTGATTCTACTGTCATAAGATGGATATAATACCTCATTCCCCTTACCACCGAAAAACAATCTATCTCTATTGAAACATACCTCATCAATCCCACCTACCGCACCCATAAGTGTAGCTTGTAATTTATCTCTGATACTGCCATCTGTAATAACTGTATCATTGCATAATATCATGCGGAATTTATGATGTTTTTCCTTGTGTGAAAATGTGGTGTACATAAAACATGGTACAATTCCAAGAGAAATGACCTTGTTATATGCTTCTTCTATGCATACTCCATTATCAAAATCCAAGCCAAATAACTGTTGCTGCACCCAGTTATCAGCTTTCATACCGCCCTGTAATACTCCCGGCTTAAATGATGCTCCATGACATAAAGCATCTGCCAAATCTTCTATTGCAATTTCTGTCTCAATTAAACTTTTCTGCACCCATCCACATTGTTTTCCTTGTGGTTTCTCATTGAATCGTTTATTGAAATACATACATTTAATCTTATTGTCACTAATCATTTTCCTCCTTTTTATCGAATCAGAAGGTCAAGAATGGGTGCGACATAAATGACGCACCCTAATAAACTGCTATATGTCGCACACATGTGTGCGAAAGATTATCAACCAGCCATCTTTCAGGCTCGTTAAAACAACTCAAAGGAATTATCCCTTCAGTCATATAGACTGCTATATGCAGCAGTCAAATTTATTCAATTTCTCATATTGGAAAATGTGCAGAATTGCACGTTAGATATTCTTGATCTCTGATACAGACTTTCTTTTACTTCCTATCTGTTGGGAAATATCCATCATATTTTTGAATCGGTGCATGTCTGCCGATTATTTATCAACTCTAAACTGCACAACCCTTACAATCTGTTTTTTCCCATATGGGTATAAATGTTCAATATTATATACAGAATTTTTGTAATCGCATCTATCAGGGTATAATTCTGTTGCAATCTTTCCAAGTAACATAGCCATTTTATCAAGGTCATTATCATTTTCAAGAGCCACCATAATATTTACTTTGTAAAGAGTTTTTACTTCTCTTCCACTTGTAGTAAGAGTATATATCTCTTCTTCATTAATTTCTACAGATATAAACATATCCATATTTGATACTGACATATCATGTGCAAAGATAAAATTATCTTTTATTACTTTTGTTCCATACCTTTTCAAAATATCATTAGCACCATTCTCACGATAATGTTCTTCAAAATATTCCAACACTTCCTCATTGTTTGAAATCTTGTCAATCAGTTCCTTCTTAATGTTTTCAATGCTTAATTCTTTTGTCATATTATTTAATCTCCTTCCAATCCTATACTTCAAGTTCTACTGTTACTACTGCGTTACATTCAGAAATTTTATTCAATTCCAACTTCTTCACACTTTCAATAACTGGTGCAATTTCCTCAATCTCGTTTACTTTGATATTGATATTTAATTTTGTCATAATCTTAGCTTTCCTTCTATAATGATAACTTAGCCAATGAGTTTTTAATCTTTTTTCTTGTCTCATTCATATCAAGACTGCCAAATAATCCGACTTTCAAATCTCCAATATTTTCAGTTCTATTTTCTCCCAGATTATTCAAATCCTTGCTAATGTTCTCTCTTGCAGCCTTTGTGTCAATATTTCTCATTACTTCTTCATTCTCCTTTACTTTCTTTGGACACCATATAGGACTGACTTCTGGTGGACAATATACACCAAGCAATCCATATATTTGTGATGGTTCGTTTTCTTCACAACAATAAAAATCATCAAATAAATATTCCATACTTTTACAGCGTTTACATTTGCTGCAATCTGGTATATCATTCATGCTTTACGTCCTTATTTTGTTATCAATTCATATTGTATTGTACATTTTTCTTTATCAGTGGCTTTTGAAAGTCTCTGTCTTGTTGTAGATGCATTCCTAACAGAGATACCATACAACCGATATCATCCTTGCACTTCTCTGGTAACTCAAAATTAAGCATCCTTGATCTGTAAAATCTTACTCATTACTCTTCCTCTTTCTTCAAGCTATCCAATAGATTTGAAGCTGGTGTGATTTTTACTGTCTTATGTTCTTTCTCAATGTAGTAATTATCATCAACATACGGACTGTATCTTTTTCTTGAATCAACTGTTATTGGCTCAACCTTAAAAAGATTTGTGATAAGAATTGAATTATCTGCATCCAATTCTTCATAAACTAATTCATGGAATGAATCTAATACAGCTCGTACATCTTTTTTATATAAGCCTGTCTTTTCAGCTAATTTGTCTATTACATCCTGTTTAAGTAATCTCATTGTGTCACCCTCCTTCCTTATACTCTGACTGTAAATCCTTGACTTTTCAAATAAGCAACTGCATCTCTTACCAATTCTCCATTATCAACAGTATTTGCCATCGTTTCATCCCATACATGATGTGTATTAGTTGCTAAATTCTTTCCACCATGCAGACCTTCATTCGCCCATGTTGCGACCTGTTGACCAGTTACACCATAGTAATTACTCATATAATACACATCAATATAAACCGATGCTACCGCCTTACCTCTGACAATTCTTGCGTCAACTTTAAATCCTGACCTTAGAAAGTCATATTGTCTGCGATAATAAATCGGATCATATGAATCGTAATATCCCTGTAGAAAGAAATTCAATGTCTTATATACTCTATTCGCCATATTGTCAACCATTTTCTTCATTACAGGCTGCAATGCAATAGCCAAATCGTCCATATTATTTATTTCTTTTGCCATGCTGTCTGTTCCTCCTTGTAAATTCTTCCAATGAAATGCGTATTTCTTATTTAGGTCATATAAAGACTCTCTGACGCTCTCTGTGGCTCATACAGGCACTTTATGACCATTAGTGGGTATTTGGTGTCTTTCGATTTTAAGGCACTAAAATAAGCCCATATACTCATAATAAATACAAGTATATGGACTTATTTAGATGTCCTAATGTTCTATTTTCCATACCGATGCTCTCTGTTCATTTGTCCTAAAAATGGGCTAAAATCCAATGCTGTATCGCTCAAACCCTAGTAAATAAAGCACTTTTAACAAGAAGTTAGTCTCCTACCGTGGCAGATGAATAGTATTTTTATCATGTTGGTTTTTCTCCTCTTTTTCGTTTCCACAAGGGCTTGCAATTCCTTATAAACCCTTGATTTATCTGGGTTTGTAGGCACTTATTCATTCCCGTTGATATATGTTTCTGCCATATTACTTTTTACCGTATCTTGGCACAATTCTTCATAATTCTTCGTATTTTTACAGTCATTTGGTGTAAAATTGGTGTAAACAAAATGTACCTGCAACCCGCTTAAACAGCGGTTATTTGTGCCATTTCATCTGCAACTTTAGTGTAAGATGCGTGGGTGTACACATTTAAAGTCACCGTGATGTCGGCATGTCCCATGAGATATTGCAGCGTTTTAGGATTCATTCCACGCTCTGCCATCCGGGTACAAAAGGTATGCCGAAGCACATGGGGCGTAATTCTCGGTAGCTGTTCTTCATGAGTGGCGTTGTATTTGTCAAGCAACCGCTTCATGACATGCTCCAAATGCATTGCTACCTTCGGCTTTCCATCCTTGTCCAACAGTAGAAATCCTTTATAACCATCCACCACCATTTCCTTGCGTGGCTTCTGCCTACTTGCAATAATATTCAGCAATGCCTCCTTTACCTCATCCGTCATGTAAATAAAGCGAACACCATTCTCCGTCTTAGTTTTCTCCACATAGTATTTACCATTCCGAGTTCTGGTTAGCTGATGATCTACCTTAATTTTTCGCTCCTCAAAATCCAAATCCGAAAAGGTAAGCCCCATGAATTCACTGATTCGCATCCCGGTTCCAAGCAACACTATTATCTCATCATAATACCGACTGAAATGCTCGTCGTTTCGAACATATTCCAGATATCGTTCCTGCTCTTCCTCTGTCATTGCCACTCTCTTCTGACTGTTATTCGGTATCAAGTCCATCTTGAAATCAAATGGATTTTTCCTCAGATAATCATCATTAACAGCCATCTGAAAAGCAGGTTTTAATACCCCTTTGATACTATTGATGCTACTGTAACCTCGACCTTTATCATACAGATTTAGTAAAAATCTCTTGGCATCTACCACTCTGACCTTGTTTACCTGTTGGTATCCGAACTCCTCTTTGCGTAAAATATTCAGTACAAAATTATACCCTACCGTGGTGTTGTAACGCACATTTCTTCTGAGTCCAACGTATCGCTCTACCAATTCAAGCACCGTAATGCCGCCACCGGATATATCCAATCCCTGCAAGGTGTCTAACTGTATTTTCTTTTCCTTTTCACGCAGCTTGTTCAAATCATCTGCGTAGACACACTGTCGTTTACCTCTCATATCGGTGTAACGATACATGTATGTCAAATCTTTTCTTTGGCTCTCTCCCGTTCTTAATAGTCTGCCTTTGTTGTCCTTTCGCTTGTTAGGCATCCATGGCCTCCTTTCCTTCAAAAGTCTGTAACAGACCTTTTCTCCTACGGAACGAGCCCCAAATGCAGTATCTATATCATACCATATGAGGCTCGTTTTATCTAGACATACAACTGCCAATATGCCCTATATCACACTAACCTGCTCTAGATATTTTTCAAATTCCTTTCGCTTTATCAACCGCTTCGTTCCAATGAACAGGACGAAATTGCACTTGTGATTGTTAGTAATCTCCCGCAGCTTGTGTTCTCCGATGTTGAAATACTCTGCCGCCTCCGTTAAAGTTAGGTTTGATTTTTCCCAAATAGGAACGCTTTTGTTCTTGTGTTTCTCCACTAATACCTCCTTTTCTTTCTCTGATTTTTGTGTCAAAACAAATTGTACTTGGTACAATCTGAACTGTCTTTGGCATAGACATCACAAGAATTTCACCTCCGCCACTGCGTGCCGACTATCTCAAGGAGTATCATTATCCATTATTCTGTTCATCGCACATTCCTGCCACGGAATACTATTGTCCGATTTGAAATCGCTCCACATCTTACTATCCATTTTACAAAGACACAGAAGAAAATATATCTTTGCAGATGCCTCATGGCGCACCGGCAATCAGCTTCCAGAATAATTTTTGTATTCAGATTGCTTCCCTATGAACGGATGCTGATCCGTTATTTGTCAAGGTTCAACGGGAAGTTCCTGTTCCTAAAAACTTCCTCTCATAAGGTACTCACAGAAAATTGCGTTTTGCACACCCTGAGTTTTAAAAAATTTTCCTTCATTAAGTACTCACACGAAAGTATGATTTGAGGGGGTGTGAAAAACATAAAATTTTTTTAAACATAATTTACATTATGAGAAGTTCGCTGACGGTAGCATAAAATGTATTGAAGATGAGATACCTTTTGAAGTGCCTGAAGGGTGGGCGTGGGCAAGAATGT